CTAATGGAACAGGATGGGCTAATACTGCAAATCGTGGGCATGGTGGAAATAACCCAGGCGGTAATAAATCAGGTTCTTCAGGTGTAGTTATCATCTCTTACGCTGGATCTCAAGTATTTGCTGGTGGAACAGTTACATCTTCAGGCGGTAATACTATTCATACATTTACAAGTAGCGGAACATTAGCACCAGCTTATTTTGTAAATTATTTAGTTATTGCTGGTGGTGGTGGTGGTGGAAGTGCTACCAGTTTTGGAACTGATGGTGCTGCTGGCGGTGGTGCTGGTGGCTTACGATCCACAGTTACAGCTACAGGCGGTGGCGGTTCTTTAGAATCTGCTTTACTTTTAATAAAAGGCACTTCATACACTATTACAGTTGGTGCTGGTGGCAATGGTGGGGCTTCTGATGCTAGGGGTTCTAGTGGTAGCGATTCTGTTTTTTCAACTATTACATCAACAGGTGGCGGTGGCGGTGGTGCTGTTACAACCAATCAAGGTTTAAGTGGTGGTTCAGGCGGTGGTTCAACTGGGTCACAAGCTGGCGGTGCTGGAACTGCAAACCAAGGATTTGCTGGCGGTGCAGGACATAGCCCATCATCTGCTGGTGGCGGTGGCGGTGGTGCTGGCGCAGTAGGTCAAGCAGGACAATCAGGTAGCAATGGGGCAAATGGTGGTGCTGGTGTTGCAACATCAATCACAGGCACTTCTGTTGGAAATGCTGGTGGTGGTGGCTCTGCTTCTGATGCTTCTGCTGGAACTGCTGGTCAGGGAACAAATGGTGGCGGTAATGGTTTTCAACAACCAACAACTGCCGCACAAAACGGAACTACAAATACAGGCGGTGGTGGAGGTGGCGGTGGCGCACCTGATGCTTATTCAACTGGCGGTAATGGCGGATCAGGTATTGTTATTCTTTCTATTCCAACTGCTAATTACACAGGAACAACCACAGGAAGCCCAACAGTATCTACATCAGGAAGCAATACAATTTTGACTTACACAGCATCAGGAACTTATACAGCTTAAAAGGAGTAAATATGTCGCATTTTGCAAAAGTAGAAAACGGATTAGTAACCCAAGTAATTGTCGCTGAACAGGATGTCATTGATAGTGGCATATTTGGTCATGGATGGGTTCAAACTTCCTACAATACTCATGGTGGTCAGCATCCTGAAGGAAGACCATTGCGTAAAAATTATGCTGGTATTGGCTTTTCTTATGATGAACAACGAGATGCTTTTATTCCCCCAAAACCATTCCCAAGCTGGTTATTGAATGAAGAAACTTGTTTATGGGATTCTCCTGTTCCATATCCAACAGATGATAAGCGTTATACTTGGAATGAAGAAACACTTTCTTGGATAGAAACTATATGACTGAAGCTGAATTAAAACTCCTAAGCCACGAAGAAGTATGTAAAGTTCGATACGAACAGATACACGCTAGACTAAAGAGACTAGAACAGATTCTCATAGGCACTGCTGGATTCATTATTGTAACCTTGTTAACTTTGGTACTTAAATGAGTATAGCACATTCCGTAGGTAAGAACTTAACAGCGAATACGCTGACTACTCTCTTTACTGTTCCTACTCGTAACTTAGCAAAGGCTACTAATATACTGTTAAGTAATCACAGTACTTCTGCTAAACATATTACTGTGTATTGGTATGATGCTAGTGCCAACGTATCAATAGAGATATTATATCAATATAACTTAACATCAAAGAATTTCTTAATCCTAGATAGTGGTTTCTACTTCATGATGGATGAAGGAGATGAGCTTAGGGCTCTCTCAGAAACAGGCTCAACCACCACAATCATAGCATCATTTGAGATAGAACAACGCAGTACCGTACAACAATTTAACTAAGGAACAATAATGCCACTCGCTAAAGGTAAGTCACAGAAGACAATCAGTAAGAACATCTCTAAGATGGTTAAAGAAGGTCGTCCTCAGAAGCAAGCAGTAGCAATCGCACTACAAACAGCTAAAGTTCCTAAACCCAAAAAGAAAGGTAAGTAATATGCCAATGGTCAAAGAGAAGAAGTTTCCTTATACAACTAAGGGTAAGAAGCAAGCTAAGCAGTACGCTAAGAAGACTGGTGCTAAAGTAGTTGCTAAGCCCATGAAGAAGATGGGAGCTATGCGTGGCTACTAAGCCTGGCTTGTATGCCAATATCGCTGCAAAGCGTCGTCGTATCGCTGCAGGATCAGGCGAGAAGATGCGTAAGGTAGGGGCTAAGGGTGCTCCTACTGCTAAAGCTTTTAAGGAAGCTGCTAAGACAGCTAAGAAGAAATGATTAAGAAGGGTAAAGAAACCTTTGCTGGGTATAACAAACCTAAGCGTACTCCAGGACATCCTACTAAATCTCATGCTGTACTAGCTAAGTCTGGAGATACGGAAAAGCTTATTCGTTTTGGTCAACAAGGTGTAAGCGGAGCAGGTTCAAATCCTAAGACACCAGGAGAAAAGGCTAGACAAAAGAGCTTCAAAGCTCGGCATGCTGCGAATATCGCTAAAGGCAAGCTATCTGCTGCGTATTGGGCTGATAAAGTTAAGTGGTAGGGTATTGACTTTTAATCAATTTTATGGTATAATATAAGATATGAACTACATTCAACTAGTAAATGACGTACTTATTCGGCTTCGTGAGCCTGAGGCTTCCTCGGTTTCTGATAATGCCTATGTAAAATTGATTGCTAAGTTTGTCAATGATTCTAAAAGAGTCGTAGAAGACTCCTATAACTGGAATGCTTTGTCTGATACCCTCTCAGCAGTTACTACTGCCGATGTATTTAACTATGTTTTAGTGGGTTCAGGACAGAGATTCAGAGTAATAGATGTTATTAACGATACCCAAAACTCATTCATAGAACTAGCCTCCACCAAGTGGATGGATCAGCAGTTCTTAATGACTACTCCTCAGAAGGGATCTCCTGCATACTATAACTTCAACGGTACTAATGCTAGTGGAGATACTCAAGTAGATTTGTATCCTATTCCTAATGGTGTTTATAACCTTCGTTTTAACATTATTAAACCACAAGTACCCTTAGTAGCTAATGCTGATAATTTATTAGTTCCTGAAGAGCCTGTAATTTTAGGTGCTCTTGCAAGGGCTCAGGCAGAGCGTGGTGAAGACGGAGGAGTTCAGGCTGGGGAGACATATCAACTCATGCGTCAGAGCTTAGCAGACGCTATAGCACTTGAATCAGGACGATATTTAGAAGAACAAGAGTGGGTCTGGAACTAATGGCTAACCCACTACAGACAGCATCAATAGCAGCTCCTGGATTCTATGGACTAAACCTCCAAGAGTCTAGTATTACTTTGTCTTCTGGCTTTGCATTAAAAGCTCAGAACTGTGTAATTGATAAGTATGGTCGTATCGGAGCAAGACGTGGATGGACTCCTGTCAACTCCTCAGTTAATACTGACTTAGGATCAGGAAATGCAGTAGAGTTTTTATTTCAAGTAGTAGATGGTGGAAACAACCAAGTACTAAGTGCTGGTAATAATAAGTTATTCGTAGGAACAACTACGATGACTACTAAGACAGTACGTAATGCTACGAATAGTGGAGATGCTACTTATACTATCACAGGTAATAATTGGCAAGGTGCTGCTATGTCTTACGGAGACGTTAGCGACTTCCAGCCTCATGTGTATTTAGCACAAGATGCTCATCCTATGCTTGTATATCATGAGCTACCTACTTCTGGTGGAGCATTTAACGATCATAATAGCGGGACATACGGATTTCAGAGAGTAGGAGACGCTGCTACGCTTCCTTCTAATCACACTACTTCTACATTTATGCCTAGCTGGGTGTTGTCTGCTTATGGAAGAATATGGTGTGGTGGTATTACAGCAGATACTCAGACTGTTTATTTTAGTGACTTGTTAGCTGGAACAGACTTTCAGAATGGATCTGCTGGATATATTAACCTTCAAGAAGTGTTACCCAATGGAGATCCTGTAGTCGCTGCTGCAGCACATAATGGTTTTATTATATTCTTTGGTCGTAAAAATACAGCAATATATGCTAATCCACTAGACACAGGTGCATTAACTCTTGTTGAGATTATCTATAACGTAGGATGTATTGCAAGAGATTCTGTACAGAACATTGCAACAGATGTTTTGTTTTTATCTGACTCAGGAGTTCGTAGTCTACAACGAGTAATCCAAGAGAAGTCCATGCCAATGCGTGATATCTCTAAGAATGTTCGTGATGAGTTAATGGCTTCTGTAGCTTCTGAAACAGACTTAAATAAGATTAAGAGTATTTACTATGAACGTGATGCTATTTATCTACTAACGCTTCCTACAACTAAGTTTGTATATTGCTTTGATACTCGTGCTCCATTACAGGACGGTGCTATGAGAGTCACAGTGTGGGATAGTATAGAACCTAAAGCATTCTTTGTAACGCAGTCTAGAGATTTATATCTAGGTAAACCAGGATATATTGGTAAATATTTTGGATATGCTGATAATACTTCTAGCTATCGTATTGCTTATTATACTAATTACTTTGACTTTGATTCTCCTACAAATCTGAAACTATTAAAGAAGATTGGGTGGGTATTAGTCGGAGGAACTAACCAATCAATTGCAATTAAATGGGGTTTTGATTATAGCGAAAGTTATCAAGCTACTACATATACTTTAGATACTGCTGTAATCTACGAATATAATAACTCTACTATAGATTCTATTCCTGGTTCAACAGAATATAATATTGCTGAGTATACCTCAGGTATTGTTTTAGATAGATTTAGTATCAATGCTGGTGGTCAAGGAACTGTAATGCAGTTAGGATTAGAAGCAGATATTAACGGAAACCCAGTATCAATTCAGAAAATAGACGTAGCAATTAAGCAAGGAAAGACTTTAGTCTAAGGACACATTATGGCAAATTATACAAAAGCAACTAACTTTACAGCTAAAGATGGATTACCAACTGGTAACTCAGGCAAGATTGTTAAAGGCACAGAGATTGATACTGAGCTAACTGCTATTGCTTCAGCTATTTCTTCTAAGGCTGATACCAATAGTCCTGCTTTGACAGGCACACCAACAGTACCTACTGCTGCGTCTGGCACTAATACAACTCAAATAGCTAGTACAGCTTTTATTCAAACAGCAATCGCTGCACTTCTTCCTACAGGTGTTATCTGTATGTGGTCTGGTGCTATCTCTGCTATTCCAACTGGCTGGAGACTATGCGACGGAAGTAACAGCACACCTGATTTACGTGGTAAATTTGTTATCGGTGCTGGAGAAACAACAGCTTCAGTAACAGCTAAAGCTGGAGCAAGCGTTACAGGTTCTATTTCAGGAACTACTCTTACTGTTTCAGCCGTTGCTAGTGGTGGTCTTATTACTGTAGGAGATATAGTATCTAATTCTTCTATTATAGAAACAGCAACAATCACTGGATTAGGAACAGGAACAGGTGGTACTGGTACATACACATTAACTTATACTGGTTCAACAGTTTCTTTTACAGGATCTATTTCAGGCACTACTTTGACAGTAACTGCGATTACTTCTGGAACGCTTATTGTAGGTCAAGTTTTAACTGGTAACAGTGTAACTGCTAACACAACTATCTCATCTCAATTAACAGGAACTACTGGCGGTATTGGAACTTACGTTGTAACTATTTCTCAGACTCGTTCAAGCGGTTCGTTTACTGGTACGTTTACTTTATCAAGTACTACATTAAGTATTTTATCTACTTTAATGACGGTAACTGCTGTAGCGTCAGGTACTTTAAGTGTAGGTCAGTTTTTAACTGGAACTGGTGTTTCTTTTAGTACATCTATTTCTGCTCTTGGAACTGGATCAGGAAATACTGGAACGTATACTTTAAACACTGCTCAGTATTTTGCAAGTACAACAGTTTCTGCTTCTGCTGGTACAGTTACTGTGGGTGCTACTGGAGGTTCTAAAGATTCTATTGCAGTAAGTCATACCCACACTGCTATTTCTACGGTAACAGATCCAGGACATAATCACACTTACATTGCTTCTACTATTGGTGGAACTGGTGGCTTAACTGCTACAAATGATGCAGCTCCAATTTTAAATACAAGCACATCAACAACTGGAGTTACAGTAGCTACATCAGTTAACGCAGCAGGTGTTAGCGGTACAAATGCTAACTTGCCTCCATACTATGCTCTTGCATATATTATGAAGACTTAATATGAAAGTACCTGTAGTCTTGAGAGATGACTACACAATGTTTCTAGAATTTTGTGAAGGGATGTTGTGGTTTCATACAGATGTATATAAGTGGACGCTAGAAATAAAAGTAAAATTTTTAAAAGATTTAGATACATTACAGACCCTAGTTAATGTTCCTTTAGTAGCTTTAATCGACAATGATAAACTAGTTAAGTTTGCTGAAGTAATAGGTTTTAAATACGAACAACCTTTTAAAGGTACAGATAATGAAATATATCAGATTTATAGTAGGAGCATATAATGGGTAAGATAGTTAGTAGTATAGCCAATATATTTACAGGAGCGAATGAAACAAAAGCTGCTGGAGAAAGGGCTGCTGCAGAGCAACGTGCTGCAGCTCGTGAAGGGGCTGCTGCTGCTGCGTTCAGACCAGTAGGAATGACTACTAGGTTTGGTACATCTCAATTTACTAGAGAAACAGACCCAGCTACTGGCATTCCTTACATCTCGTCTGCAGGATACACCCCTGCTCCTGAGTTACAAGCTCTTCAAGATCGCTTATTTAAACAGTTTAGTCCTTCTCTTGCTTATGCTGAGGGAGCAGGAACAGCGTTAGAATCATTATCTCCTGCGAGTCAGAGATTATTTCAACTAGGTGAGGAATACTTAGCTAAATCTCCTGAACAAGCTGCTCAAGACTACATTGCATCTCGTCAGACTTTGCTTCAACCTTTACGTGAACAACAGTTTGCTGGTCTTCGTAGTCGTGGCTATGCTACTGGTCGTGGTGGCTTAGGAGTTCAGACTGGTACAGGTCGTGCTCCTGCTAATCCTGAGATGCAAGCATACTTTAATGCTCTAGCTAATCAAGATCTACAATTAGCTGCAGAAGCTGACCAAGCAGGACAACAGCGTCTTCTTTTTGGTAGTGGTTTGTTTGGTACTGGTGCTAATTTATTGAACACACAGTATGGAACATATGCTCAGGCATTCCAACCATTACTGAGTACCTTGTCAGCAGCTAACCAAGTAGAACAAACAGCAATGCAACCTTATCAATTAGGCTTACAACTAGGTCAGGCTGCTCAACCAGGTGCTCAAGCTGCTGCTAATATGTATACAAGCGGTACACTACAAGCTGCACAAACACAATACGGTGCTACTGCTGCAGCAAATGCTGCTAATGCTGGCTTCTGGAGTGGTCTCATTAGTGGCGGTGCTCAGGCATACGGTGCTTCTAGACGACCTGCAACTGCTTAATAAGGAATAATCATGGCAACTACATTCGCTAAAGGTTTATTTGGAGTTGATCCTGCTGAGTACTCCATGCAGCAACAGAAGCTCTGGTCTAACTTATATGCTCAAGCTAGTTCTCCTTACGAGAAGATGGGTATTGCTTTGGCACAGATCGGAGGAACTGCCTTTGGATTAACTGAGACACCAGTAGATAAGAAGATTGCTGATATCTCTAAAGTTCTTAACGACATTGGAACACAGTATCAAGTAGGTACTGCGGAGTATTACAAAGCTGTTGCTGATGCACTTCCTGCTCAGTATCCCGATGCTAAAGCTCAAGCACAAGCTGAGTATATTAAATTTAAAGAGAAAGAAACCACTACGTTTGCTTCAGCAATGAAAGCAGTAAAAGATAGTCCTGAGTCCTTAGATGCTTTCCTTGATCCTTTAAAAGTTAACATCCTAAGAAAAGCAACTACTAAAGGATGGAACGAAGAAGAAGTTCCTGTTCCTCAAACTGCTGAGGAGTTTGCCTCTTTTGCCAAGAAATTTGGGTTAACTAACGATCCTGATTATCGTAGGGGTGTAGCTCTTTATAAACTAGCTGAAAAAGAAGGAAGAAAAGAAACGCAAGAAGAAGAAAAGCGTGGTCTTGATATTCAAAATACTAAAGTAATAATTGAAAAGAATAAAAAAGAACTTAGTAAAATTGCTAGTGATAACTTCACTGCTGGTGATCGCTGGAATGCTGAGCGTGAGGCTGCTATCTCGTTGTTTAGAGCTGCTGGTTTAGATCCTACTAAGCCATTGCGTGGTGCTAATCTTGCTAATACTGAACTTGTTAACGCACAATCTAAAGCATTACGTGATCCTTGGACTGGAAAAGGGAATGTAACAATTACTCCTCCGTCTGCTGTCGGAGCTCCTCCTCCTGCTGCACCTGCTGCTAAGCCAGCTACGACAGCTCCTAGTACTACTACAATTAACGGCATTCCTGTTAAAAAAATTAACTAAGGAAGTACATGGCTACATATCAAGTAGGTTCTTCTACGTATGAAGTACCTGATAATCTATCGCAAGCACAGCTCACTACTGTCTTAACTGAATTAGCTAATAGAGAAGCTGCTGCAGGTAAACAAGCTCCTGCTGTAGATCCTTTAGTAGCTGAGACAAACAAAGCTGCTATCGATAAGATTTCTCAAGCTATCCCTGAACCAGTTAAAGAAGTAGCTAGTAAGATTGGTAGTATCTTTAGTGCTGGCTACAATGCTTTGCCTGAGGATGTACAAAAAGCTGGTAAATCTACTGGTAACTTCTTACTTGATTCTATCGAGATCCTTAGTCGTCCCTTCCAAGCTACCTCTACGTATCTAAAAGCTATTGGACAAACTCCTGAATTTAAGAGTGGTGCTCCGATATGGGAGATTCTTTCTGATAAGAACTTAGCAAATGCTCAGAAGGCTAGTATTCGTGGTATTAAAGGAGAAGAGAAGGCTTCCTTTCAAGAAGCTTTGCCTGATGAATTCCGTCGCAACAATCCAGTTAAGTCTATGCTTCTTGGTTTTATGGGAGATGTTATTGTTGATCCTCTCAAAACAGGAACAGTTAAGCCTTTCTTTGATACAGCTAAGACTGCTGCTAAGACTGTAGATAATTCTGTTGGTATTACTTCTCGCTTAGCAGATAATGAATTGTTTAGAGCATTTAATATTAACACAGGTGACGTAGACAAAGCTCAGAAGCTATTCAACGACTATCGTTATGTTAGGGACAAAGCTAGAATCGAAGGTGTTCAGAACGCTAAGGCAGTAGAGAATCAGATTAAAGCATTATCTAAGCAGACTAACATTCCAGTTAACGAATTAAAAGCTAAGATAGTACAAGACATTGAGACTGGTAACATTAGTGATGATGTTATTGGAATAATGGAGCAGAAGATTGTAGCTCGTAATCGTGAAATACTAGAACAACAAAGAGCTGCTGGTATTGATATTGGTGACTTAGGTGAGACTTATATGCCTCACATATTAACTAAGGAAGCTGACGATATTCTGAATAGCAAAGGAGCTAAGAACTTCTTTGGTATCCGTCCTTCTGCTAAGACACCTCAGTCACTAGCTCGTGACATTGATGGTACAGTAGCTGAAATTAACGCTAAGAACATCTATGGAACTACTAAGTTCTTCCAAGATGATCCTGCTATTCTTTCAGGTGTCTCTGAGTTTAACGCAGCTAATGCTATAGCTGGTCGTGGCTTCTTAAACAAAGCTTCGGAGTTAGGAGTTCGTGCTGATGCAGCTCCTGCGAATTACGTTACAGTCCCTGAGATTCCAGGTGTGAAGTTTGCCCCTGAAGTAGCACAGCGTCTTAACAGATCATACCAGACTCTGACAAACACTGAAGAGATTAGTAAGTTCTTAAAGGTATATGATGGTGCTCAGAACTGGTGGAAGATGTGGTCACTAGGTGCTCGTCCAGCATACCATACTAAGAATACTATCGGTAACTTATGGAATAACTACCTTGCTGGTGTTAATACTCCTAAGCCATATGCTGATGCTGCAGCTTTCCAAGTTAAGCTTGCTAAGAACAATATGAATGGTTCTATAGCTGGTTATAAGACAGATGAACTCTATGAAGCAATGGCTACTCGTGGTATCTTTGGTGAAGGGCAGTACTCAGGAGACATCGCTAGGACTGTAGAAGACGTATTAAAAGGAGGTTCTTATAATCCTTTTACATTATCTACTAAGAATCCAATCCTTCGTGGTGGTTTTAAAGTAGGTCAGACTATTGAAGACAATGCTCGTATTGCTTTGTTCATTGACTCCTTAAATAAAGGAAAGAACTTTGATGAGGCTGCTTCGCAAGTGCGTAAGTACCTCTTTGATTACGGTGATCTAAGCCCATTTGAGCGTAGCACTCTTAAGCGTCTCATGCCTTTCTATACATGGTCACGTAAGAACTTACCTCTGCAATTAGAAGCTCTTGTACGTCATCCAGATAAGGTGAATAAGCTTAACTTAGCTAGAGAGAATATTCAGTTTGAAACTGATGTGCCTGATATCGAAGATGTTCCTGATTATATCAGATCAGCTATGCCTATCTACGGTGCTGAGAAGTTCTTAGGAGAACCTGCTGTACCTGGAACTGCTAAGGCAATTACATTACAGAACTTAATTCCATTCTCTGATCTAACTACATTTACTAAGTTCTTAGACACAGAGACTGCTGCTCCTATGACAGAGCGTGGTAAGTTATCAAGCACAATTTCTACAGCTTTAGGAGGAGTATCTCCGTTGCTAAAAGCCCCTGTGGAATACATGTCTAATTATGATTTCTTCCGTCGTAAGAACATTGAGGAATTTAAGGGACAGACTGCTGATATGTTAGGTCAGAAGATGCCTGTACATTTAGCTAAGTTATTATCTAATATTGTTATGCTCAATGAAATCGATAGAGCTAATCCTGGCGGTGTATTTGGTACACGATCAGTAGATCCAGTTAGTAAAGAAGTTACTACAACTCCTGGGATCTTAGGCTTTACTCCTCGTGAAACTCGTATTGATTTGCCTGAGGAACAACGTGAGGCACAATACTTAACTGGTATTCGTGTATATGATGTTGTATATGATGATGCTGGGTATCAGAGTGCAATGAAGATTAAACAAGATATTAATGCTCTAAAAGGATTTATTAACAGAGCAGCTAAGAAAGAAAAAACTAGAGAAGTTTTAGACGCTGAGGCAGCTTTAGAAAAATACACTACTGAATTAGATCGTATTGAAGCAGCTCGTGAAACTCGCAGGAAAAAAGAAAAATGAATCATGTCAGATCAATTTGGATTTATCGAAGGAGCAAAGTCTGTAACAAGTAGTATGGATGCTAGTCGTGAGGCTAGTAAGTCCATTACTAAAAGCATTACCGATGTACAGAAGGACGCTGCAGCAGTAGCACAGCAGAAAGATTTAGAGCGTAAGAGGCAGATACGAGAAGCTCAGGTCTTTAAAGAGCAGTACTTCAAGAGAGCAATGATGGAATGGCAACGTCAAGAAACCATCCGTATCGAAGAAGCTAAAGTCAAAGCTGATTTCATTAGAAAGCATGGAGCTAAACGCTGGAATGAAATCGAATCCATTAAACAAAAGATAGAGAAACAAGACAATGAACTTACTAGAGAGTTTAAACAAGATTTGGCAAAGGTTCGTAGAGCAATGTTCATGTGCTATGCAGTGGCTGCGGTCAT